ATGGTGGAGAGCGAGGCAAGCGGAATCACTGCGAAGGCTGCATCGAGGGAGTTGGCCGCGAGGGAGTTCTCGACCTAACCATCGAAGTCCGCGAAGCGGGCGTTCGAGCCCGAGAAGTCCGTCGCCGCGGCGAGGACCTTGCCGTCGACCCAGGTGGATGCATCAGCGCCGCCCCAGGAGCCGAATGCGGTCACCGTGAGGCCGGTGGCAGAACCTGTGACTCGGGAGTAGCCCGCGCCGACGAGGTCGTACATACCACCTGCTGCGAGAGAGCCCGACTGGACGCCCTTGCCCGTGGGGTTATTGTAGATCGACTGACCGCGGGTATAGGTGGAACCTGCGCCGCCCGCCGGGGTGCCGACGGAAGAACCGTAGGTGTAGTCGAGGTAGAAGATGAGGCCTGAGGGCAGGCTCATCGGCTGGATCGAGACGAGCTCGTTCGCCACGAGGCCGCCGAAGACTCGACGGACGATCGGGAAGGCGATGTTGCTGAAGCCCTGGACCTGACCCGAGGGGGAAAGATTGCCGCCGCCGGAGGAGAGGGCGTTGCTCTCCTTGAGGACCTGGGCAGCCTGGTTCTCCAGGAGCTGTGCCATGGTCTCACGCTTCTGACCATCGAGGCCGCGGAGGAGGCCGGTGCGCGACCACTTCTCCGTGAGGCGGGCCCGCTCTGCACCGACGTGCTTCTCGCGGATGCCCTGTGCTAGTTGCTCAAGACTAAAGTGTTTCATTTCAATTCTCCTTGTTGTTTTTCGAACCTGTTACTTGACGATTCCTGCGAGGCGTGCCCAACGGTCGGCCTCGAAACCCTCATTGAGGGAGTTCGTTGAGGCCGGGCGTGCCGGGCGGGATGACGAGCCAATCACTCCCCGCTCGACCGACTCGGTCATCTTGGTCGCGGGGGCGCCCCTAAGGGCCTTGACTAGGCTCTCGTACACGAGCTTCACCTCACGCTCATTGGCCGCCTCGTCGAGGCGCTCGATCACTTCCGCCTTCTGGCGTTTCGTGAGCGACTCGTTCTGGAGGACCTTGTTCGTGAAAAGCAGCTTCGCGTTGAACAGATTCGTCTCTGCCAACTTGTTGCGGAGATTGTCGGTCTCTGCCGCGGACCTTGCGGTCTCACCATTCAGGGTGTGACCATCGCGGGTTGCCTCTGAGAGCATCCCCTTGAGCTTGTTGCTGCGGGCAACAGACTCATTGAACTTAGTTGCATAGAATTCGTAGACCTCCTGCATCTTCTTAGCCTGCTTCTTGGCCTGCTCCTTCTCCTGCATCTTCTTGGCCTGCTTCATCTTCTTCTGTGCCTCGACCTGCTTCTTCTTGGCAGACTGGGCCTTCTTCTTGGCCTCGGTCTGAAGAGCAGTCTCGGCAGCGATGCGGCGACGGAGCGACTCGGGCATGCGATTCTGCTTATTGGTCTGAGGATCGTCGTTGCTGTGGTCGGTTGCCTGGTTGTGCTCCCCCTCGAGCTCGAGCTCATCGAGCTCGTCGACCTTCTTGCCGTCCTCGTCCATGGAAAGCTCATCGAGCTCGTCCATCTTGAGCTCGTCGAGTTCATCGAGCTCTTCCTTCTTGTCAGCCTTCTTGTCCTCGTCCTCACCCTCGGTGGTGAGTTCGACGTCGACGAACGGATCGCCGAGGTCCTCGTCCTCGAAGTCGTCTGCAACTTCACCGGCGCCGGCGCCCTTCACGGCATTCTTCGGCATGTCGGCGGCCTCGCGGAGGGCCTTCATGCGGGAGATCTCCTTGCGGAGCATGCCCTCGTCAATCTCGACGACCAGGTCGTCACTCAGGTTCTTGGACTCCATCTTCTCTTCCTCCTCGCCGGCTTCATCGGCTTCTTCCTCGTCACCGAGGTCGAGGTCGAGTTCTTCTTCATCACCTTCCTCGGCCTCTTCCTCACCGGCTGCCTCAGGCTCTTCCTCTGAAGCGGCCTCTTCCTCGCCGCCGGTGATCAATTCAACGCCCCAATCGTCGAGTGAGTCGACGGCCTCATCCGGTAGACCGGTGAGCTTAAGTGTGACATCTGCCTCTGAAATCGTCTTGTTCTTGTTCATCTTCTGCTCCATGAGCTGATTAAGGGTTGAATAGTGGGCCTCTAGAACCTCTTCGTAAGAGCCTCTCTTGTCGCCGTCGACCTCACTCGAGGCCTGCAGACGCGAATACATATCCTCTACTTCTGAAATGACGCTTTTGAGCCTATCTGCATAACCGTCCGTCCCCCTGACGAGGCGACCTGCGGACGAGACCAGCTTGACCTGTTCACCCAAAGATTCGAGCTTCTTGTCAAAATCGTCGAAAGAAGACTTACCCGCGTCGAGCAACATTCCCAAAGACTTGGCTGACTCCATGCTGAGCTCGAACTCATCGGAACCAGGTGCCTTCAATGCATCCAAAGCGTCACCTTACCCTCATCGTCGGGGACTGAGATGGCGTCCGCAGCCGCTGCATTGGCTCCAAGCTCAGGAGCAGGTTGTGCAGGAAGTTTGTCCATCAGGAGCTTGTCCTCGTCGGCCTCTACCTCGGCGACGCCATACTCACCCATCAGCTGATTCTCGATCAGATCTCTGATGCGCGGTGTGACTGCCTCGAGGAGTGCCCTCTTGGCGTTGTCTTCAGCGACTTCCTTCAGTTTCTTGACGTCGGCTAGTGCTTCTTCATATAATTGCTTTGACATGTCGGCTCTTTCTAATTTGCGTTAGTTTTAAGTATAACTCAAATCGATGATTTTCCCTTGACGAGGGGCCTTCCTATGGAAGGAGACCCAAGCGTTACGCTCGTGGTGCTAGGGGACGCAGTCCCAGTGTCTGGGGCTCCTGGTACGTAGGTCTCGTTCTTGAGGTCTGCAACGGTAAGCTTCGGGTCGACGTCCTTGTCAGTACCAAGAGTCCTGCCGGGGCCGGGAGACGAGACGTCCGGGGCATACGGAATTGCGGGGTCGCCTGCAGACTTCCACTTGACTTCCGTCAAATCTGGGGCGTTCTCGTACCCAAGCTTGACACCCGTCGGGAACATGCCTGGGTCACCTGCCTGCTGTCCATCGGCAGGAATAATTCCACCAACGCCGTTGACTACGTTGGCAGTCGCACGAGCGACCGCGGCAGCGGCGGCCTTGGAGTTATCGGTCTCGTCGACCTTTCCATAAAATGCGCCTCGGTCGTTCGGCGCCTTGGCGTTGAACAACCTATTAAGCAGTGTGTTCCGAGGCGAGGCGACGGGAACGTAGGTCGTATATCTTCCTGATCCTGGTGAGCTCATTTTGTGCTCCTTAGACCTTGCCTGCGAGTCGGCGGCGGGTCTCTGAGATCTTGGCGAGACGGTTGCGGAGGCGGGCCTCCTCAATCTTCAGCGCCTTGATGAAATCGATCGTCTTCTCCTTCGCCTTGTCGGAACCGAGCTCGTCAGCATCGACAACCTCAGTATCCTTGGCGCGGTCCTCAGTGGACTCCATGTCGCCGAACTTCGCGACTTCCTCTTCAATGATTCTGCGGAGCAATCTGCTTGTTAGTTTCATGTCTTTCTTCTCCTGGGAGATGGGACTAATAGGTCTAATTATTAGTGACGATCTAATTGTTTATTTCTTTGTGGGAGAATCCATGAAAGCCAGGCTTGCCCACTTGGATGCCGCATCCCCAAAAAGGTCCTCAGGGGCAGCTGCGGCGACGACCCTCTCTGCAACTCCACCACCTGCAGTGGACGGGATAGGCATCTTTCCCTCGTTCTGCATCATCATGGGCAGCGTTGATGCAGCAGTATCCGCAAGAATATCGGCCATCACATTGTCACCGCCAGACTCACGTCGAATTGCCTCTTTTAGGACATTGGACGGAGCCGTAGTCCGGCGCTGTGTGGTCTGTGGATGTGACATTGTCCTCCGAGTATTTTCAGCAAATGAGGACTGTTGAATAGGTCGAGCCTTTTGTTCGACCTTTTGAGTGCCTCCTATGCCTTCGGACAGTATCTCCACGAGGCATTCCTTCACAATGGACTTGAGCTCATTCTTTGTGACCTTCATCATGTCTTCCTGCGGATTTGGGTTTTTTACTTCTTCGATGAGAGAATTTCGTTGACAATCCTATCGATCCTGTCAGATTTGTTAAAAATCTGACGCAACTCATTCGAATTAATCTGCTTTCCCTCTGCCATCATGAATGCGCCGGGAGTTGAAGGCTCTGAGACGTAGTCCCAGCAGATGAGCTGGAAGTCGTCCTGGACGACGTGGTAGTCGCCCTGCTTCTTCGTCGAACCGACCCCGCGGGACGATATTCCAAGCTTGACTCCGCTCTCGACGAGAGATTGAAGTATCTTTCCACTAGGGGTATCCAGGAGCTCTACGGTTCCGTAGACAACTCCCTTATCAAGATATGCTTCCTTGACGATATGTGAGACGTTCTTGAGGTTGACGACGGAAGAGTCCGGGTGGTCCAACTCTCCGAGTGCCCTATTCTCAACTATAAACTTTTGATAGTTCCTCACCTCACGCTCAAGAACTGCAGTCGGATAAATCCTACCGTTCTGATTGAGAGTGTCGGCCTTCTGAAGGATTCCCTTCATGACGACCTTTCCGTTATTGTTCTCTCTAGACTCCCTGATCATGTCAGGAGTATAGTCGAAGACTTCGTATGAATTAAGTAGCCTGAGATCCTTAGACATTTTTTACTCCTTTGACTCCAATTCGTCCTTGAGCCGTGAATACAGCATGAATCGGGTCACGGTCGGGTCATCGACTTCATCTAGCGTCTCCGACATCAAAGTGACCTTCGTCTCCTCGAGCTTATTTCTTAGATATTCATTGTCTTGGACCTCAGCCGAATATGTCTCTATCAGGCCCAGGAGTGAGTCCTTGATCTCCTTGAGCTTGAGGACAAGTGAAGTCTGATCCGACGAAGCAGCAGAATAGGCGTATGC